TGTTGCAGAGCTGCGTAACGATGCTGGTATTGCTCTGATCATTCCGAGCTAATTAGAAGCACTATAGAGAGGCTGCTTAGGCAGCTTCTCTTTTATATAGAGGTCACAATGGTTACTTTTAGATGTATATGGTCAAACAACTTACTTAATGTAGAGTATGACTTTGATATTGCTGAGATGAGAAAACATCCTGATTACGAGGAAGTAAAAGAACAAGAAGAAAAGAAAACTGAAAAGGTCCAAAAGGGTAAGAACACCAAAGAGGATTGATTAGCATGTCTAACTATACAAAGACAACTAACTTTGCTGCAAAAGACTCGCTACCGAGTGGTTCTGCTGGTAAAATTATTAAAGGTACTGAGCACGATACTGAGTACAATAATATTGCCACAGCTATTGCTACGAAGTTAGATGCTGCGGATGCTGTGACAGCCAGTAGTACCACAACATTTACAAATAAAACTATAGCCTATGCGTCAAATACACTAACAGGTGTTGCTGGCACTGCTGCTGCTAATACGTTTTCAGCAAAACAAACTTTCTCAGGATCTACAAGCAGTGTTTCGTCATCGTTCATAAACATTGTTGAACCTGCTACTGTGTCCGCAACAGCAGCAACAGGTACAATTAATTTTGATGTAACTACACAGTCTGTTTTATACTATACATCAAATGCTTCAGCAAACTGGACAGTTAATTTCAGAGCTTCTAGCGGAACATCTCTAAACACAGCGATGGCTACAGGAGAAGCTATTACTGTGGTTTTCTTAGTAACACAGGGGTCAACAGCTTATTACAATAGTGCTGTAACAATAGATGGGTCTTCTGTAACACCTAAGTGGCAAGGAGGTACAGCACCATCGTCAGGTAACACAAATTCTATAGATGCTTACACATACACTATATTTAAAACAGCTAGTGCTACTTTTACAGTGTTTGCATCACAGACTAAGTTTGCTTAAGAGACTATAATGCCAACACTAATTACAAGAGGAGCAGCATCGTCTTATGGTTTTGGTTTTGGAAGCACTCCAGCAGTTTTAGCTGATCCTTACTTTAATTACACAACATTGTTACTACCAGGCAACGGCACCAACGGCGCGCAGAACAACACGTTTCTTGACTCAAGCAGCAACAACTTCAGCATCACCCGAAACGGCGACACGACCCAAGGCACCTTCAGCCCATTCTCGTTACCTGCCGGGACTTGGAGCAATTATTTTCCCGGGTCAAGTTCTATTCAAATGTCGTCAAGCTCCAGTTTTAATATTAATACTTATGACACATTAGAGTGTTGGGTAAATCTCAGCGTTCTTGGAACAAACAATTTGTTTCTTGGAAGAGAGGCTAATTATTGGCTTGGTTATAACCATACTTCAATTGGCGGCACGGCTAATAAATTTGTCTTTTCAATTTACAATGGGTCAAGTTGGCAAGCAGTTAGCTCGTCAACATCTCCATCTGCCGGGGTGTGGTATCACATACTTGGAGTAAAAGACAACACCACTTTACGAATTTATATTAATGGTGTCCAAGAAAACACGGCAACTTTTTCGGGAAGTCCTTCAAACTCGTCTTACAATGTGTTTGTAGGCGCGAACAATACATCAGAATCTACAACTGGGTATGTTTCAAACGCAAGGTTAATTACGGGGGCATCAAATACGGTTTTCCCGTATAGCGGATTAACGACCGGAGCTAGTTTTACTGTTCCGACAAGTTCGTTAACAAATGTTTCTGGAACAGCATTTTTAACCTGCCAAAGCAATCGCTTTGTTGATAACGGCACTGCAAACAGCGGGTCTGGTTTCACCGTTTCCGTCAACGGCACTTCCTCCGTCCAAGCCTTCTCCCCATTCCTTCCCACAGCGGCGTATAGCGCAGCAACGGTCGGCGGCAGCGGGTACTTTGATGGGAGTGGGGATTATTTGACTATTGCGGACAATGTTGCGCTACAGCTTGGATCGGGTGATTTTTGTATTGAGTGGTGGATGTATCCAACTGCGGCAGGAAGTAACCCAATAATGTGGGGGGAGGGTTCTGGCGGGGGAGGGAATTATTTCAATATTCACTACAACATTAGTGGGAATGGAAAAATTCAAGTATTTATCGATGCCCTTTCTGGTAGTTATGTCATGGAAAGCGGTGTTCTCAGTGCTAACGCATGGACGCATGTTGCGGTAACACGTTCCGGGAGCACTTTTCGATTATTCATTAATGGAACTCAAGCAGCCACATACAGCAACGCAGGATCGGTCAATTCTGGGCCTTTGAATATTGGTTCTAGCTACGTAGGATATATATCCGATTCAAGAACGATAAAAGGTAGCGCCGTTTACACAAGCAATTTCACCCCACCAACAGCACCCCTCACAGCCATCACCAACACCAGTCTGCTCCTCAACTTCACCAACGCAGGCATCATCGACAACACAGCCAAGAACGATTTGCAGACCGTAGGCAACGCGCAGATCAGCACCACGCAGTCAAAGTTTGGTGGTTCGTCGATTTACCTTGATGGAAGTGATGTTATAACGATTCCAAACTCTGAGGGGTTTCAAATACGCTCAGGCAATTTTACGATTGAATTTTGGTATTACCCAGAGACATTGAGTGTTAATAACGCGCATATTCTTGACTTTGGTGATGGTATAACCGGCGGACAAAATAGTTGGAACGTTGGGTTTTTTGGATCTTTTAATCCATCAGCTATTGGGTTTTTGTATACATACGATGGAAGCTCAGAAAACAAAATACAAGACCCAAACGTTTTGAGCACAGGACAGTGGTATCACATTGCAGTTGTTATAAACGGCACCTCTTTAGTGCTGTATAAAAATGGGGTTTCAGTAGCGTCAGCAACTTTAAGCGGCGCAATCGCTACGTCTAACCGCCCCTTTGTAATGGGTTCAAACCAAAGTTTAAGTAGTGGGTATGCAAACGGTTACATCGACGACCTCCGCATCACTAAAGGCATAGCCCGATACACCAGCACCTTCACCCCACCAACAGCAGCATTCCCGCTAAAGTAAGGACTAACAATGCTTTACTCTAAGAAAGGATCAATTCCAAAACCGCAAACAGATGGTACAGATGGGTGGGTTGAAGTGCCTGAGCCTCCTGTAGCCCCTGAAGGCATGGAAACGGTGTGGTGGGATCACCCAGGCTGGGTTGTTCGTCCTATTAAACCAGATGCTGAAGAAGGTTTTGTTTGGAAGTGGAGTCAGTCTGAAGAGCGGTGGAATAAGCATCCTATTTCTGTTAATACTGAAGCAGTTATTGAGTTATCTGGTTTTTCTGGTATGACAGTTAGTAGTTTTACCGCTAATACTTCAATGTTATTTGGTGACTAACCATGGCTATGCACCTAGACGAACAAGCTAAGCAGCTAGGAGACGCTGTCTCAATCATTACGGTTGTAGGTACATTGGCTAACTTATTACCAGCTATTGCTGCAATCCTCACTATTGTGTGGACAGCTATTCGTATCTGGGAAACTGATACCATTCAGTCTATATTTCGTAGGAACAAGGAGAAAACAAATGCCGATGGTAGGTGATAAGAAGTTTCCTTATACAGCTAAAGGTAAAAAACAGGCTGAAGAGTACGCATCGAAGAAAGCTAAGAAGATGCACGAGAAGAAAGAATCTAAGTCTATGAAGGCTAAAGAACGTAAGATGGGTTATCCTTCATGAAACAGAAACCTGCTAAAGTAAAGAAAGTTATGCGTGAATACAAAGAAGGAACACTACATAGTGGTAAAGGTGGTCCTGTTGTAAAGTCACGTAAGCAAGCAGTGGCTATTGCTCTTTCAGAGGCTGGTACGACTAAGCCTAAGAAAAAGAAATGAAACAAGGACTATACGCCAACATTCACGCTAAAAGACAGCGTATTGCTGAAGGCTCCAAAGAAAAGATGAGGAAGCCTGGAAGCAAAGGTGCTCCAACTAATAAGGCTTTTAAGGAGGCAGCTAAAACTGCAAAGAAGAAATGAAAGATCCTAGATTAGAAAGGGCAGGAGTGTCTGGATATAATCGTCCTAAAAGAACACCAGACCATCCTACTAAAAGTCACGTTGTTGTTGCGAAAGAAGGTGATCAAGTTAAGTTGATTCGTTTCGGTCAACAAGGAGTACAAGGCTCTCCTAAGAAAGAAGGAGAGTCTTCTTCATATCGTAAACGTAGAGAATCTTTTAAGGCTCGTCATGCTGCTAACATTAAGAAAGGTAAGATGTCTGCTGCGTACTGGTCTGACAGGGAAAAGTGGTGACTTAAATGGCTACATTCTTAGATTGTGTTAATGGTGTTCTACGTAGACTTCGTCAAACAGAAGCTACTTCAGTAACTGACACTGACTATGTTAAGTTAGTTAGTGACTTTGTTAACGAAGCTAAACGTGAAGTAGAGGATGCTTGGAACTGGTCTGTACTACGCACCACAAAGACAATCTCTACTGCTAACGGTACACAAAACTATGAGATTCCTGGTACAAATCCTAGATCTCGTCTTCTAAGTATTTATATTCCTTCTCTCAAAAGAGACTTAGTTCAGGCTACACAGTATCAGATGCACGAGTGGACTAATCTTCAGGGAACAACTACTGGAGATCCACAATACTTCTCTGTTGGTAACAGTACAGCAGCTACAGGTGTATTAACAATTGATCTATGGCCTGTACCAACATCAGTACTGACTGTTAAAGTAGATTGTGTTGTTCCTCAAGCAGATTTGTCAGCAGGCACTGATGTTGTCTATGTACCGTCAGAGTTAGTTATTCAAGGTGCTTATCTACGTGCTATCAATGAACGTGGTGAAGATGGTGGTCGCTTAAGTGATCAACAAGCTGATCTTTATCGTAAAGCAGTAGCATCGTATATATCTATTGAAGCAGAAAGATATGGTGATGAAACTACTTGGGAGTGGACATAATGGCTGCACAGTTGCTGTCTACAAGTATTGTAGCTCCTGGCTTTGCAGGGCTTAATACTCAGGATGCTTCTGTAGCTCTTCCAAAAGAGTTTGCATTAACAGCAGAGAATGCTGTTATTGATCAGTATGGTCGTATTGCTGCTAGGGCTGGGTGGGATAACGTCAATACCTCTGCTGGATACAATAACACAGAGCCAACACTATTACATGAAGTAGTTAAGAAAGCAGGTACAACAGAGATCATTAGCATTGGTAATAACCGTATCTATAGTGGTACAACAACCTTAACTGAGAAATATAATGGATCCGCTACTTGGACTGCACAGAACTGGAAAGCTGTCAGCTTCAATGATCACACCTACTTCTTTCAACGAGCACATAATCCGCTCTTATATGATCATGCCGCTAATACTTGGGGATTGGTTTCGGCGCATGGTGGCTATTCAGGAACAGTACAGCTCGGTAACGAAGTCTTAGCTGCTTATGGTCGTTTATGGGTAGCTGACACAACCACAGACAAAACAACTGTATGGTGGTCAGATACTTTGTCAGGTATGAAATGGTCTGGTGGTGCTAGTGGCTCTGTAAGCATTGAAACTGTACTAACTAACGGTACTGACAGCATCGTAGCCTTAGCAGGCTTTAATGGCTACTTAGTTATCTTCTGTAAGAAAACAATCATCATCTATTCTGGTGCTGATGTAGATCCTGCTAATGATCTAAAGTTAGTTGAAGTTATTGATGGTGTTGGCTGCATCGCTAGAGACTCAGTACAGGATGTTGGAGCAGATCTGTTCTTCTTATCTGACACTGGTGTTCGTAGCCTTGGACGTATCATCCAAGAGAAGTCACCACCATTGTTCGATGTATCAAAGAATGTCAGAAACCTTCTTATCAACGATGTTCAGATTAACAATGATAATGAAGCAATCAAATCAGTATACGATGAAAAGAATGCTTTTTATCTTCTGAGTTTAACTTCTCGTGGTATTACTTATTGCTTTGATTTAAAGACTAAGTTACAAGATGGTTCGTGTAAAACAACTACATGGACTTTATACCCTAAAGCCTTTGTATCCACTAAGGATAGAAAGTTATACATAAGCAGAACAGGTTACATTGGTGAATACGGAGCAGCTTATTCGGATAATGGTAGTACTATACGGTTTGTGTACTATACTTCTTATATTGACGTTGGTAATGCTTCTGTACTAAAGATATTAAAGAAGTTAAGTATGTTAGTTGTTGGTGGTTTAAGCACTACAGTTTTTCTTAAATGGGGTACTGACTATACCACAAATTATCAAATAGCTGAACTAAGTGCTATTCCAAGTACAAGTCAATCTGAATACAACATAGCTCAATACAATATTAATGAATACTTTAGTACAAACACAGCAATCAATAGACTTACAGCACAGCTTAGTAATACAGGTCAGGTGTTTCAAGTAGGTATTGAAGCTAACATTGTATCAGACCCGTTATCGATTCAACAAATCGACATATTCTTCAAGACAGGACGAACTGTTTAAGTAAGGTTAACTATGGCAACCACTTTTAATCTGTCACCTCAAGATAAGCAAGGCGTTATTGACTTTATTGTCGCTAATCTTAATGACCCAGAAACAATAAGGAAAGCTGCTGCTGCTTATGGAGCTACAGCACAAGACTTAGCTACTGTTACTGGATTACCTGTAGAGCAAGTACGGCAATACTTCTTGAATGCTGGTGTACCAATGGGTACATTGCTTACTGGTGATGTACAACGTACCATTGGTACTGAAGGTAATGTCCGTCAGTTAGATAAAGGTGAAGATATCACCGTTGAGAAAGCTATCGGACGACAGGGGAATAAGATCGTTGTACAGCGTTACGATGCTTATGGTACACCTACAACAACAAGGCTTGCTGATCCTAATACTTCTGAAGGTAAAGGATGGCTACAAGCATTAGGAATTGTTGGTGGTGCTATTGGACTAAGTAGTCTTCCTGAAATTAGTTCTTTGTTTGGTGGTGCTGAAGCTGCTGGAACATTAGCAAGCACTGCTGCACCTTCGTCACTTGCTGCAACTGCTTCAGGTTTACCAGCAGCGGCTGGTGCATTAACAGGGGCTGATTTAGCTATAGCTCTTGGTGAAGGAATGGTCCCACTAGCTTCTACAGCAGCTCAGGCAGGAGCTGTTGGATCTAATTTAGGTGCTTTAGGAGCTGGTTTAGGTTTAGGTAGTGTACTGCCAGCAGCAGCTGGTGGTTTACTAAGTAATATCCCTTCCTCTGTTCTTAGTACAGCAGCAAGTACTGTAGCTAACGCATTAGGTGGTTCTTCCGCTGGTAACTTACTAGGTAATCTTGTTGGATCTGGTGCTAACCTAGCTATGGTGCAGGATGCAGCAGATAAACTACGTGAACAAGGTAAGATTAGTCAACAAGAATACAATACGTTATCTACTAACCTATTCAACGCATACCGTGATGTTGGTCAAGGTGCTGGACAGGCATTAGGAAACATCGCTGAACGTGCTTCAAACATGGTTGGTCAGTTTACACCTTATGGTGTATCCACTAACTTAGTTAATACTCAAGTTAATCCTCAGACAGGACAACTAGAGAGTAATATTAGTCCTGTAGCACAAATGCTGATGGCTCCTCTAGGTAGAGCAGCTATACAGTCAGCACAGGCTGCTGAAATGACTGATGTTGATCAGTTATCAAGAGATTACTACAACAAGTTAGCTGCATTGTCTGCCCCTGGTATCGAACAACAACGCCTAGCTACAGAGGCTAGGATGCGAGCACAAGGTAGGCTTGGTCTTCTTAGCAGTACGATTGATCCTGCTACAGGTAGGCCAATCACTACCTCAGCACCTGAATTACTTGCTCAGGAACAAGCTATAGCTAGACAACAACTTGAAAGAGAGTTACAATCTAGGCAGGCTGCTTTAGGAGAACGTGGTACGCTACTTAGCCAATCACAGCAAGCCTTTGCACCACTACAGCAGGTAAGTCAACAAGCACTACAGCAAGCACAGTTGTCTGGTCAACTAGGTCAGCTAGCACAGGCTGGTAGAACTGCTCAAACACAGGCTTATCTACAACCAGCAATGGCAAGTATCACACAACCATTAAGTTTATTTGCTCAAGGATTACCACAAATAGCTACAACACAAAGACTTGGTGTAGCGTCTAATTTAGCTGCACAGCAACAAGCCTTAGATGCTCTTGCTGTAGGTAGGTCCAACGTAGCTAATCAGGTATTGGGACAGAATGGTGTTAACTTAGGTAACTTACTAAGTAGTGGTATTAACTATTTCGCTAATCCTAACGCTGCTGGTAATGTTAACAGTATCGGTTTTGGTACTGGTATGGGTTACGGTAATGAAGATATTGGGTTGTTTATCTAAGGAATCATAATGGCTCAACAACAAATGACTAGTTTGTTTGGTCCAACACCACAGGATCTATTACGTCAACAGCAACAAGCTGACCAAGAGTTAGCAATGCGTCAGGCACAGCTTGGTCCTGGTCAAGGTTTGATGTATCAAGCTGCCAGTGCAGGACAACGCGCTGGTAGAAACATTGCTGGATTGTTCGGTGTTGAAGACCCTAGACTTAAAGAAGCATCTGCTATGCAGGAACTGAAGACTGCTATCAATACTCAGTGGGATGGTACAGACCCTGTAGAAGCCTACAAGATCATGGCTAAAGAGGCTGCGAGGTTAGGACTGACACAACAGTCTTTAGCAGCTGCTATGCAGGTTAAACAGGCTGAAGAGGCTAAGACTAAGACAGGTTTAGAGACAGAAGTTAAGAAAGCTCAAATTGGTAAGTATGTTGCACAAACTGGAGAGTCTGAAGCTAAGGCAAGAGCAGCAGAAAGAGAAAAACTAACATCACCTTTTGGTAAAGTTGATCCCGACAAGTTTACACCAGAAAGTCTTAATAAATTCCAACAATCGGGTAACTATCAAGACCTAGTTCCTGTTGATCCAACAAAATACACAGATCCTTATATGTCAACAGGAGCTGATGGTAAACCTATTCTTGTTCAAAGAAACTTAAAAACAAATCAAGTTGAACCTGTAGACAAGGCTTCTAAGGTTAGTGTCAGTGCTACGGCAATGTCTAAACAAGATGAGGGTATTAATAAAGCTAAAGTAAAAAGGCTTGATGATTTAGAAAACTCTGCTGTTGCTGCTGATTCAGTACTTACTAATGTAAACGCTATTAGTAGTGTTCTTAACAACGCATTCACTGGCGTAGGTGCTGGTGTAGCTCTTAAGGCAGGTCAGATTGCTAATGCCCTTGGTGTGCAGGTTACCGGTACAACAGAATCTGAACAATTAAATCAATTGTTGGCTAAGTTAGCTCAAGGACAGGCTAGAACACTTCCTGGTTCCTTGTCAGAAAAGGAATTGATGTTCTTAAGAGAAGCTATTGGTACTGGCGGTATGACAAAGCAAACACTACAGGCTATGCTTCGTCGTATGAGAGAAGATGCTATTTCTGATAAAGAAGCATACAAAGATGCTTTTAAGTTTCAACAAGGTGGGGGTAATCTTAATAATTATGACTTTGCTGAATCACGAACAAAAGCAAGGAGCACTGCAAGAAGGATATCTGATTTGTTAGAAAAAGCTACTCCAGAGCAACGTAGACAACTAGGATACTAAGATGGCGACAGGTCTTTCACCAGCAGAATTAGAAGAGCTAAAAGGTCTTCTTGGTACTCAAGGACAACAAACACCTCAGCCCACCTCTGTTATGGAAGGTGCTAAACAACCAGGAAAAACATTTGGTGATATTGCCCTAGAGGCTTTGCCTGATGTAGCTGGACTAGCTGGCGGTGTTATTGGCGCAGCTACGACACGTACTCCAGCAGGTATGGCAGCAGGTAGAGCATTAGCTCAACAGGCTGTAAGAGGTGTTATTGGGTCTGGTATTGGTGCAGCAGGAGGCACAGCATTAGAGGCTGGTATTAAGTCTGCAATGGGTATGCCAGAGCCTTTAACAAAGACAGCAGCAGACATGTTGTCTAATTCTGTTACTAATATGGCTTTGGATGCTACTGGTAACGTAGTCTTTAACATGCTTGGTAAGACTTTCCGTGTTACTAAAGATGCAATGACTAAAGCTGGTGTACTTCCTCCTATGGATGCTTCAGCTCAAGAGTCTAAGAGGGTTGCTCAAGAGTTACTTCAGAAGTATGGTGGTACGTTAACAGAGTATCAAATTACTGGATCAACAGGTGCTAAAGTCAGAGAAGCAGTTGCTCGTAGTGGTTTGTCAGGACAAAGTACATTTGATAAATTAGCTGAGACAAACCTCAATGCTTTAAGACAAGAAAGAGATACGATCTTAGAAAGCGTAGCATCCGATGCTTTACCTGCTTTACAGGCTGGTGAGGGTGTTAGAGATGTTGTACAGTCAGCAAACACAAGATTATCAGAGCTTGTTCAGCCTTTTTACGAACAAGAATTACCAGCAAGAGGGTTTAACATTGGTGTAAACTTAGCTCCTATAAAGTCTAAAGCTTTTGAATCATTGAAGAGAGCTGAAAAACTTACTGAGACAGGCGATCCTGCTACTGTATATGGACCGGATGTCGCTAGAGTACTAAATGACATCAGTAATATATCTGCTGATGTATCTTTTGCAGAAGCACACCAACTAAGATCTATCCTAAATAATCGTCTTCGTGATCTTAAAGTAGAAGTAGGTAAGAATAGTCCTGTAGTTGCCGAGCTGTCTAAAGCAACCAAAGCTATTGATGATGCAATGGATACAGCAGCAAAACAAATGGATCCTGATTTGTTAGCTCGCTACCGCGGTACACAACAGTTCTATAAAGAATCATTAGAAAAACTATTCCCTGATACTGTCCTTAAGATCCTTGTTAAAGAACCAGAAAGGATTGGTGAAGCTATTTATAGGTCAGGTAATCAATCTGAGATTAGAGCTATTAAGGATGCTTTAGCACAGGCTAAGAAGATTGATCCTGCTTTAGATAGTACAGCTTTACAACAAGCATTGAATAGAGGTTATGTAGAGTCTTTTCTAGGCGAACAAGGTGCTGAGAACACGCTTAAAGAGTTTGTTGCTATAGGTGATAAACTTAGAAAAGATCCTAAGTTTAAGCGTACCTTTGAAGAAGCTTTAAGCCCCGAAGCACAAAACAGTATCAAAGCACTTAGTTCTACAGCAAACATTAGTTCTAAAACACCAGGATCAGGTTTGTCATTGTTTGTTGCAGGTAAACAAGCTGACGCAGTGTCCTCATTTGCAGCTCTTGCAGGTACTGGTGTTGCCTTTGCTCAAGATCCTTTACTAGGTGCTGCTGTTGGTGCTGGTGTTCTTATCACTCCAAAGATCTTAGCGAAGATTGCTACCAATCCTAAAGCAGCTAGTCAGTTAGCCGGTGTTGAAAAAGAGATTAGTAAAACTGGTATGACAGGAGCTGCTGCAGCTAAACTACTAAAGATATACAATGATGCTAAGGTAACTACGTCTGACTTTGGTGAAGCACAACCTGCAACACAAGATCAACCACCTCAGGGATTATCTCCTCAAGAGATGGAAGAGATGCAAAGACTTCTTAATCCTCAACCAGTTAGACAACAACCACAGAAACAGTCTAGTCTTGTTCGTGATGTCATGGGAGATTTCATGAATGTTTGAACTCATTGGTGCTCTTATCGGTGGTGTATTCAGGTTAGCTCCTGAAGTACTGAAGATCTTAGATCGTAAGTTTGAAAGAGAGCATGAGCTAAAGAAGTTAGACGTTGAAGTATCTATTGCTAAGATGCAAGCAGAGTTTGCTCTACAGCAAGGACATCAGCGTCTACAAGAGCATGAATTAGACGCTATCGGTGAAGCATTCAAACAACAAGCAGAGTCTGATGGTAAGGCTTGGAAGTGGGTAGCATCGCTGTCAGCATTGGTTAGACCAGCAGTGACTTACTGGTTTGTAGGTTTCTATTCTATCGTTAAAGCTACTGGTCTCTATCTAGCTTTCCTTCAGAATGGTTCATGGACATCAGTGCTTATGTCAGGATGGACAGACTTTGATGAAGGTATGTTGTCTTTGATCTTAACCTTTTGGTTCGTTGGTAGAGTATGGGAATCAAAGAAGTAATCTCAATCGCTGAACCATTGATTAAGAGATTTGAAGGATGGAGAAGTAAACCTTATCTCTGTAGTGCTAACGTACCCACCATAGGCTGGGGGTCTACGATGTACGAGAATGGGGATAAGGTTACCTTAGATGATCCTGAGATCACAAAAGAAAGAGGACAAGCGTTATTTGAACTTGATGCAGAGAGGTTTCTACTTCAAGTCTATAAAGCCTGTCCAGTGTTGACGAAACACGATAATAAAGCTGCAGCGATCCTTAGTTGGACTTATAATCTAGGACCAGCTAGGTTGAGATCATCCACGATGCGAACAAGGATAAACCAAGAACGATGGGTGGAAGCTGCTCAAGAACTAAAGCGTTGGAATCTTGCAGCAGGTAAAGTAACCAGAGGCTTGATTCTTCGTCGTGAAGCTGAGGCATCACTCTTCCTTAGCCCAACCAACAACAAAACTGAAGATAGCAATATTAATAAAGACGAAGAACCCTTCGAGAAAAGCCTCGTCTCCGTCCTCGTCAGTTACGACAAAATCGTCAGAGTAGCAGATACCCAACATAAACCCTGACAGAAACGACCAACCCCATATATTCGGCATAGTTTTCCTTAGTGACCGTTCGCCCTCCATCAAAGGAGGGCTTTTTTTATTTAGATGTCGCAAACGCCAGAAACACAGGCAAGTTGTTGAGCACCTTCAACATTGTCTTCGTTCTCTTTTAAATCATCCCAATTAATATCCTTTGGCATTTCTTTTAAGAGTTCGTTGTACTCCTGCTCAGTACAGACTTGATAAGGAGCCTGTCGATAAGTCCCTAAATCCATAGGCAAGAACGATACACCAGTACAGATATCAAAGTTCCTGTACACCCAAGCCCCTACAGTAGGCCAATCTTCTTCGTTAACTGAGATAGTCACTGAAGGCTTATGTTCGCACCAGTTAAGCTGATACACCTTCCATAGGTTTAAGTGTGCAATAGACGATACATCATCCCTAGTCACTGCTGAATCAGGAGCCTTCATAGGAAATGAGAACACGGTTGTACTGTCTGGTCTCATAACACAAGGCTCATTAGGGATACCCTGGCTGATCATAAACGCTGTGAGAGGATCTTTTTTATCCGATCGTACACGCCTGATGTAATACTGGGCATGCTGAGGATGAATGCCACTAGCAGTGCCACACAGCTGAGACACAGTACCAGAAGGCTTGACGCAAGTGATAGCAGCAGAGACAGGAATACTAAGAGCATTTGCTGTAACTTCATTCGCAGTGACTGCTTCATGCTTAAGATCCTGTAGTCTTAATGGTAATTGATTATCATTAGGATCATTCAACAATGGATTGTCATATATCCCTGTCAGCGATACACCCAATAAACGCTCTTCAGCAGTGTTCTTTTCCCAGATCTTACGCAGATAAGGGAAGTCAGTCATTGTGCTCTGCCAAGTGCCTAGAATCGATGCTACACGTACTTTATAGCGTAGATCTTCAATGGTGTCTGTAGCTCTGACAATAACCTCAGTGAGGTTGCAGAATTGATATGGACGTAGAATGATCTCACTACAGGGATTCGTGCCAAAGTCATGATTAGGATCTCTACGACCATTGATAGCAGCTTGTTTCTGTGATGCTTCTCTGTTGAAGATACCACGCTCACCAGAATGACTCTCATAGACTGAACACCATTCACGCATGAACTGACCCACTGAAGGCTTTGTATCATACACAGCAGAGTTGTTCGCTAAGCTACGTTGTCCTTGTTGTTCCCACCAAGCACCGGCTTTAGCGTGTGCCATACGATCATCACTTAGATCGCTTAAAGATATCATTGCAGATCGTCTCACACCACCCACAACAACAACTTCCCCGATCTTGCACAGAATATCATGGCATTCAATGGACGACAGACGACGATTTTTGGCCGCTTGGAACTTCCTAATAACAAACTTGAATAGTTCAACGAGGGGTTCTGGACCAGAAGCTCTTCCTCCAAAGGTCTTAAGTCTTGCCCCAGCAGGTCTAACTTTGGAGA